TAAAATTGATTTTGATATTATTGTTCCTGTAATTGATAAAAAACAAAACATGAACACACGATCAATGACATTAGTTCCCAATATACCTTCTGGAGATTCCAATGCATTCGATTCCGAATCATTGAATTCTCCAATTACGGAGTGGTGTAACAAGACTCGAAGAGAATTACAGGCAGAGCCTGTAGAGGAATTGGAATCTCCAACTGCTACCGAATATATTATGGTATTTGACACCGAAACAACAGGTTTCATACCCAAGGATACCAAAGATTTGGACCTCTTTCCCTACATTACACAATTAAGTTTTCTTGTGTTTGATATCTATTCACAAAGTGTAGTGAAATGTTACAATCAATACATAAACATTCCTAGTCATGTTGATATCACACCCTTTATTACTGAATTAACAGGGGTTACCCGAGAAAAATGCGACAATGGTGTTCCAATTATTGATGCATTGCACCAATTTTACACAGCATATATGAGTGTTCAATCCATTGTAGCCCACAATTTGGCATTTGATATCAAAATGATTGAAATTGAGATACAGAGAAATCATAATGATATTTTGTCTGTTAATTTGGATATTTGCTTTCTATTTGACGATTCCCTTCGTCAAATAGAACGATTCTGTACGATGAACATGGGTAAACCAGTTTGTAACATTGTCATACCCAGAAGAACACCGAGCGGAATGCTGATGCCAGAAACTTATGTCAAGGTACCCAAGCTGTCAGAACTCTATGAAAAAATATTTGGTTGCGGTTTTATCAACGGTCACGATGCACTGGCGGATTCACTCGCATGTTTACGGTGTTTTGTTTCGATGTATTACGGATATTATTTAGATGAGACAATTATGGAAACGAAATAAAATAATATTCGAAAAATTATTTCCATTATTCTAGAGAAAAATCTAAAAAAATATTATCCAAAAACTCTATGTTTTGTTTCTCATCGCACGATGATTTCTTACACTACCAATACCAACATTTAATGAACCTTTTTTGTAATGTACGGTGTTATTACTAAATACACTCTTCATAGGTGTTACATTTGCCTTTGCTAATTTTATGTTCTGTGCTGTGACAGGTGCTTTGGCTATTCCTCCACCACCTTTTATTAGTGACAAATAAGTTCCGTTGGTGTTGATAAGTGTCATTTTTATACAATAATAATACATTTTAATATTTTCGTTGAGCAATTATTAAACGATTATCATGCGGGTTCTTATCACTCGGTACAGAATACAACCTGAATTCCATGTTGGGAAAACGCACTTCCCAATCAAAAATTTTGACATTCCAACGGTCCAATGTATAATCACAAATATCTTCAATAATGAATACACCACCTACATTAAGCTTATGAAAGCTGTTTTCAAAAAATAATACATTAGATTCAAAAATATGTAGACCATCTTCAATAATAATATCAAATCCATTTTCTGAAAGACTTGGGTTGTCCCAAAGAGAACTGACAGAATTTACATTGGTTTGGTCACAACAAAATGTTTCGATACGGTCTTCTTGAAACAAAATATCTGCATCAATGTCTGCACCAAAAATCTTGGCGTTGGGAAAAAATTGTTTCCATCCTCGTAGTGATGCTCCGGGTTTACCGTCAGGTCCCATATTGGAACGAATATTAGGATTAATAGAACCGATACCTAATTCGAAAACACGCAAAGGTTGATTTCTAACTGGAGAAAACACCGCGCTGTAATATCGTGTATAAGTATGCCAAGTATTATTATCAGGATGTCCTTTGTCACTACCATAATGACTCATAATAAAACATAGGTCTGTTGGATTATCCAAAATATTGGCGAAAATATCCATTTAATATTCTTAGCCATTCTTTTTTTATATTGTATTTTGGATTTTTATATTATTATGATGAACACATTTCGCAAATCTCATCATCTTCTTCTGTATCTGCATTATTTACCTTTTCAGGTTCAATTGTAAATTGTTGGGCTTGATGTTTCGCTTTTCTTCGCAAATAATAAATTCCTGTTTTTAATCCCTTGGACCAAGCATAGAAATGCATCGAAGTCAATGAATTGTAATTAGGGTCTTCTTGCCATAAATTCAAGCTCTGACTCTGACAAATATAAGCGCCTCGGTCTGCAGCCATATCAATGAGAACACGCATAGGTATTTCCCATACAGTCTTGTATTTTTCACGAATATGTTCTGGTATAACATCAATATGTTGGATACTACCATTATTTGCAACAATACTGTTTTTAATTTTTTCATTCCACATATCAATCTTCAACAGGTCATGCATCAAATATTTGTTGGTCAAAATGAATTCACCGGCAATGGTTCTACGACTGTAAATATTGCTTGTGATTGGTTCAATACATTCATTGAAACCTAATATTTGTGATGTGGACGCCGTTGGCATTGGTGCTAATAAAAGCGAATTGCGTAGTCCAAATTCACGAACTTTTTGTTTCATTGCAGTCCAGTCGTAACGCTCATTGCCAGGTTCTACATCCCATAAATCAAACTGTAATACACCCTCACTGGTTGGAGAACCATCGAAAGTTTCATATTTGCCTTGTTCTTGCGCCAATTCACATGAACGCTCCAATGCAGCATGATACATGGTCTCGAAAATATGACGATTGAGAGTTTTTGCCTCTTCACTCGCAAAAGGTAAATCCAACATCATAAATACATCAGCAAGTCCCTGAATTCCGATACCAATGGGACGATGACGCATGTTGCTTTTGCGAGTTTTCTCGGTCGGATAATAATTCACATCAATGATACAATTCAGATTCTCCGTGACGGTCTTAGTAACTTCGTGTAATTTTTCATAATTAAGTGTAGGTGGTTCGACCGTCATATCTACAAAAGTGGGAAGAGCAATACTTGCCAAATTACACACTGCCGTCTCATTTTCATCAGAGTATTCACAAATTTCCGTACATAAATTTGAACTCTTAATCACTCCCACATTTTTTTGATTGGATTTGCGATTGACTGCATCCTTATATAAAAGGTAAGGTGTACCTGTCTCCATTTGTGCATCTAAAATCTGAAACCATAAATCACGGGCATTCACGGTGTTTCTTCCCGCATTTTCGTTTTCATATTTGGTGTAAAGTGCTACAAACTCATCACCATAAACATCAGAGAGTCCTGGGCATTCATCAGGACACATCAAAGTCCATTTTCCATTTGTCTTGACACGCTCCATAAAAAGATCGGGTACCCACAACGCGTAAAAAAGGTCACGCGCCTTCAATTCCTCATCACCATGATTTTTACGCATTTGTAAAAACATTTCAATATCTGCGTGCCATGGCTCCAAATAGATGGCAAAACTACCATTTCTTCGACCACCACCCTGGTCAATAAATTTAGCAGTATTATTGAACACTCGTAACATGGGAACAATACCGTTGGAAGTTCCATTTGTTCCGCGAATATGACTTCCTGTAGCACGCACATTGTGAATATGTAGTCCAATACCACCCGCCCACTTGGAAATAGAAGCGCAATCCTTCAATGTATTATAAATTCCATCTACACTGTCACTTTCCATAGAAATCAAAAAACAGCTACTGAGTTGTGGACGAGGTGTACCAGCGTTGAAGAGCGTTGGTGTAGCATGGGTGAAATATTTTTGTGACATGAGCTCGTAAGTATTCTTCACCTTTTCCAGATTGTTCCCATGAATTCCAAGAGCAACACGCAACCACATATGTTGTGGGCGTTCTACAATTTGTTTGTTTATTTTCATGAGATATGCTCGTTCTAGCGTTTTGAATCCGAAATAATCAATTAAAAAATCGCGTGAATAATCACATAATGCGTCCAATTCGTGACGATTTGCCAAGACAATTTGATACAATTCTTCACTAATTAAAGGCGATGGTTTTTGGTGTTTATCCAAATAATCGTGCAACAGAATCATGACAGAAGAAAATGAATTGCCTGTATTTTTTTGATGATTTGAAATGATAATTCTACCTGCTAGAATGTTGTAATCAGGATGCACCGACGACATAGATGCACATTGTTCTGCACTAAGTTCATCTATTTTAACCGTCGAAATCGTGTCATATATTTGGTCGATAACCTTCATTGCCAGAGCAGTATAATTTATTTTTATACCTACTTCCTGTCCTGCGGTTTTTATTCGCTTGAGAATCTTGTCAAACTCAATTGTCTCCAAATCACCGTTTCGTTTGGTAACACGCATTTCATCTTGCAGAGACATATTATTATATTAATTACTAATAATATGTTTAAGTCTGTTACAACAATTAAATTATCAAAAAATTAAAAAGTTGCTGGAAAAACCAGATTTTGCTTGTTATTTATATGCGCTGATGCCCTGGGAACATTTGCTGCACCTCCACCACGGACTCGTGATAATGCATGTCGTGTTACATTATTATCCTTGTCACTTACAAACGAAACTGGTAGATTATTTACATTCGCCATAACTCGTCCAGATTGTTGAACACGACGACGGATAGCTGTTTGTGATGCATCGCGATTACCTCCTATCCATTTCTTTTGTTGTGCAACTGCGGGACCAATAATAACAGCCTGTTGACCATTTAATCCTAAAGCATTTCTTTCTATTATTGCATTACCTGCTTTATTCGGATTTGTCAATGGATTAATGTAAGATTTTATAAATAATTTACGATTCATTTCAAAAGACGCTGACCCATCACTGGTAATGTCTTTCATTGGCATTGCCATTCGTGCCGTAGAATTGGCATTATTCAAATCGTTTAATATTGGACCATTCGTTAATACCATTTTCTATAAATATATAATAGATTAAATATTGGTGGACTCTAATTTGATTAAACAAACATTCGATTCAGAATTCACAGATAAATTATGAATAATCTGAGTTTTATCATCATTATCTATTTTTTCACTATATATATTTGGTATTAATAGGTCCATTATTTTCGGTGCGCGTTTTTTTGCAGCACGATGTTCACATCCAACCACCCTCTCTACCTCAATGATTTTCCATGTTTCTTCAATCTTTGGAAGTGCCGAATTAAACCAATTACGATTTCTTTTTACTAATATACACGAAAATTCATCCAAATACCAATAATCTGTTGAATATAGTGTATGTGTCTCACGATACTTTGTTCTGTTGTCATTGACCCACATATCAACCGTACTCTTGTCTAGAGGAACATCTAGTGGTATATATTCATAAATTGGCTTAATTTGTTCGCCAATATTTCTCGTTTTATTAATAAAACATAAAATAACACCCTTATGTTCTTGAGAATCATCATTATAAAATTCAAATTCATCTGAATATTCTTTAAATCGGGTCTCAATAAAATCACATTCATTCAAATCACAAGTTTCCATTTGGATCTGCATCTGGACCCAATATTCCTCTTTGGGAATGCTAGTAATATCGCGATTGTAAATGTTTTTTACTTCAATCATTCGACCATAACGCTCTGAATTTGGTTCAACATTGATGCCATCTGGTGACGCCCCTAAAAAGGAATGAGTCTGATGCTGAATACATCCGAAATCTTCAACCTTGGTGTGAAAACGGTCTTCGTAAATCTTAATCGTCAATGGTTCGTATATATTTCCCCATTGTCGTGCATTTTTTGTAAAATAATTCATTGAGTGTAATGCAAACGGTTTGCATTTCTCATAAATAAAACTATTTGTTAATGCAGTTGAACCTAATATTTTATGTGCACTACTTGCCGTAATCAAATTATGACGATATTCATACCATTCTAGTGTTCTCTGTTTGGGTTGATAATAATTTCTAATTTTTTCAATTTGTTCCGTAAAATTTAATATATCATTATGACAAAGTTGCGATATTGTATTCGTCGTACATATGTCGCTGCGTTTTGGGTATTCATTTTCGAATATATCAAAGAAGTCTTCTGTCATACAACACATTATATCATGAATTTCATCAGCATCATCATCGGTTACAAGACCATATGTTAACCATTCTTCAAAGAATATTTCAAAAATCGTATCGACTAATTTCTCATAAAAGGACGGATTTGAATATTTCAATATATTATCTGTGATTATTTCTTCTATTGATTCAAAAACGGTTGTTTCCAGTTCAATATATTCATCGAATGAAAGTTCATTGAATATATCCATTTACTATATATTATTAAATGGTCTTTGTATTTTTTCTTGTAGTAATAATAATTATACATAATCAATTTTTATGGTTATTATACAGTATCGTTACTACGAAGTGGTGTGAGTGATTTTAATGTTGATACTCGTGTGGCATCTGTTATTTTAAGGGTATAATTATGACTCGCACGGTTAAAATGTAACGAAGGAATACTTGTAATATCACGACTTTCCTTGTTATATTGAACCTCCTTGGTTTTCTGTAATTTGTTTTTCTCCAAACAATCTTTGAAGAAAGCCTTTAACAATTTAATATCTTTAACAGGTAAATTGTTATCTTTACCATATTTTTCCGCATAACTATGCAATTTTTGCATCTTAATCGTTTTATCCAATTTATTCCACGACTCTGTCTTATTATGTTGTTTTTCTCTCTCCAAAATCGCATCAATATTCATATCTACACTTTCATTAGTTTCATTAGTTCCCTCACTGCTCTGCACGCATTGCGTAGAGGCATTGTACGCAGAGTCGTCTTTTGGAGAATTAGCGGAAGCCGCTAATTCGATATTATCCTGAGGTTTTGATTCGATGCTTGAAAACATATTTTAAGGTACTTGTCTTTATATTAGTTACACAATATCGTTTTATCTCCTTTTATTTTATATTTTATTACAATAATGTCATTAGATACCAAAATCATACTAACTCCTATAATAGATTCGAATAAAACCATAAAAACAGAAAAAGTAAAAAAACCTCGTGTTATTACTAGAGAATCCGTGTGGGTTCTCAATAACGAAGATTATGAACCTTCTCAACAATATGATATACTATTTAATGAAAAAAAATCTCAAACACATATTATTGTTAATAAAAAAAACTACGAATATTATGATTATATTCGCAAATTAGCTCACCAACAAATACAAAGTAAAATTAACGGATATCATACCCAAGATATAGACAAGAAAATATTGGACCCGACCGAATTTGTTGATATGCCTTCGGTAATGCAATTATTAAAAGAATCAAACATGAAATGTTTATATTGTAAAGATATGGTACCCGTTTTATATCAGCTAGTTCGAGAACCTAAACAATGGTCGTTAGACCGCATTAATAACGATTTTGGCCATAACAAAAATAATGTTGTTATCGCTTGTTTGAAATGTAACCTTAAAAGGCGGTGTATATATCACGAAAAATTTATATTTACAAAACATCTAAATATTATCAAACAAAATGGTTAGAATTAGGCATATAATGATTAGGCTGAATCTTCACATTTACCTGTTTTACGATTGCGCTTACTTTTCTTTCCACATTTCTTGCGCATGAGTGAACGACAATAATGCCATTTCTTATTACGGCGGGTACCACGTGCACAACGAGCATATGTAGATTTTGTTATGCTTTTTGATTTAGACAGTGCGACAACCATAGGCATCATTTCCATAGGAGCATCTTTCTTCATTTGTATTATTTATATATTATACAAATAAATTATTTTTTACTACAGGTACCTCTCTTTTTATTTCTGCGGGTACCCTTACGACAAGCCTTTTGTGTGGCACGACAATTTTTATTCACGCGACGAGAACCTAAAGGACAACGCACTTTTTTTGAGGAAGACTTTTTGGGAGCCATTATAACATATATACATAAATAAAATTTGTTTTTACAAGTATATAGAATTTTTTGTCTAAATATAACATCCTTGTAATGGAGAACCTACATAAAAATATTGTTGAAAAACTAGACTTTTTTTATCAAAACAATCAAATACCTCACATCATCTTTTACGGTTCTTCCAGTTGTGGTAAAAAAACGCTGGTTTATAAATTTATTGGAAAAATATACGACAATGACAAGCAAAAAATGAAAAACAATGTCATGTTTGTTAATTGTTCTCACGGAAAAGGTATCAAATTTATACGCGATGAATTGAAATTTTTTGCTAAAACCAATTTACAATCCAATAACGGAATAAAATTTAAATCAATTGTTCTCTTTAATGCTGATAGTCTTACCAACGACGCACAATCTGCATTACGAAGATGTATCGAAATTTTTAGTTACAACACTCGATTTTTTATCATTGTGGAGAACAAACATAAATTATTAAACCCGATTTTATCACGATTTTGTGAAATTTATGTTCCTGAATATATTCCTTGTTCTCCGGATACCAATTGTTCTCCTAAAATTGAGAACCTGCATCAATATCATTTAAAACAAAAATTCGATACTACTATATTAGAAGCGCACAAACAAACCTATTTTGAAAGTATTTTCACGAAAGAACCTCAAATTTATAATCACAAACATCTCTTGAAAATTTCTTCTGGAATTTACGAAAAAGGTTATTCTTGTATTGATTTGATTCATTTTATGAATCGTTTTCCACAATGGTCTGGTTTAGAAAAATCTAATATGATGATGTGTTTTCATAAAATTAAATCGGAATTCCGATGTGAAAAATTATTAATGTTTTATATATTGGATTTTATCTATTTGCGTGAAGATAAGAATATCGAGAACATTTCATTTATATAATAATTCATTCGATACCAAAATATTTAGGCTACGGTTTTCGTTCCAATTACTAAAAACAAAACAGTACAAATATATATAATGGATGATTTTGTCGTGTCAAATTTATACGAAAGTCGTAACGAATGGTGCGCGCGTTTGGTCACCATTTTAACACCCCTTGTTTCCGAAGGTATCAAATCAATTTTTAATGAATCTGTTAAAATTTGCAAAGACAATGAAGAGATGAAAAAATATTTGATGACTTTTCAAAATCTGTTAGCACAGGTACCTAAATGGAACAGTGTTATTGTAGAAGACGAACGAAAGCGTATAATTGAGCGTTCGGGTTGCAACTATTTAGAAGACCTTATTTCTTGTGTACATATTATTCAATTGAAAGTATTAACTTGTATTCGGGTTGGTAACAAACAAAAAAAGATTGATATATCGATCCCTAAACTAGATAATTTTATTCACAAGGTATACATCCATGTTGCTAGAAAAACATATATGAATGTTTATTTGTTTGAAAAAAATATTGAACAAGGACAAAACAATGTTACACCTCTGCAAATTCAAAAGAATAACCGTGAATTTGAACAAATCGTTCAAGAATGCATTTTGATAACTGTTCGTGAAAGTATACCCACTGAAGATATTATTCGCGCTTACATGGATGAGTCTGTGGAACAAGAGGAAGAAATATTGATCGAGAACATCACAGAACCTGTTGAAGAGGAAGAGATAAAGACCCCTACAGAGGAAAATACCAAGACTAATGAAAAGGAAGATTGTCAAATTGTTCCTTCCATTACTAATTTAGATGACGAACCTGTTGTTACTACATTGAAATTTAACGATTATGACAGCATTTTGGACAGTACTACTGGCAAAATAGAAGAAATTGAAGCGCCTAAAAATATTGAACGATTGGAAGAAATTAGTTCTTCGCGCGCTATGCAACGCCAATTGGACGAGGAAGACGATATGGACGAGCGTATTCAAATCCATACGGATAATATCGATTTGAACGATTTGGACATCATGGATATCGGACGCGAATCTAGTCTTTCAGAAGATGTCATGTTAGATGATATTATAGCCCTATAATAGAAGTTATTATCTACAGATATACCTCTATTAGAATCCAGGAGTATCTGTAAAAATCTCGGGTGATTTAATAAAATCCGTTGCACCACCGGTGCCGAATGACTTTCCAAGTGAATCCATAATCACTGTTTTAAATTTGAAAAAAATGTAAATACAAGCAAATGATGAAATTGCTACAATCATTGAATCCTTTACAACCTGTTTCAATGGTTTGATTTCCTTTTCTATGTATTTCATTTCCAATAGTTTCATAATCAAAAACATCGCAGAGATTGTTATCGTCAATATGATAATGTTCTCCATTGTATACAATTTTGCTAAATTAATTATTGGTCTATTTTACGCATCTACAATATTTCGAAAACTTCATTTTTAAAGGAGGTTATTGTTAACATAACCTTTTTATCTATATTTTCATCTAGGTAATCTTTTTGTTTATCATATTCATCCGCCATATGTGGAGGATATAATCCCTTAGCAACTAATCCATTTATTCGAGTTTTTGTAACTGAATACGGAATATTTTCCCCGTAATGTATTGAATTAATTATATATATTGCTTTTTTATATAATCCATTCATTTTTTGTGTAATATTAAAATTAAATAATATATTCATCGATAATGTCAAAATAAATATATAAATGAGAGAACCGTCAATTGAATTTACTTCGTAATAATTAAATATTAATAATCCAATATTACTTGAAAAACAATGTATTATACATTTGACAGAAACTGTGTAGGTTATTTGTGATATATTTTTGTTTTTTTTATGATAAACATA